CTGACTTGGTATGTGTTTTCTCCTAAATCAAAAAATTTCTTTGGAGTATCAAAACAGTAGTTTTCATCTTCTTCCATTGTTAAGAAAACAAATCGGATAACGTATGACGGTGTGAGAGTAACGAAATAATGAATATATAGGGTCAAAGTAACCAATCGGATCAATGCCGATATTCACTGAACTATATAGGGGTATCAGAGCAGTCCAGGGTATAAGTATTACCCCTGGACTGCCATTTGTCAGTCACAACTAAAAAAACTAATGCAAGAAACTAATGCTAAAGCTAACGTTGCAAAACGGACCACTGCTCGAACTGTTGCATGGTGCTACACTTACAATAACCCCACTGCGCCAATACCCTACAATGTTCACCAAATGTCATATCATGTTTATGGAGACGAAGTCGGAGAATCAGGAACTCGCCACTATCAAGGATTTATCGTGTTTAAAAACCGTAAACTCTTTACTCAAGTCAAGGAACTATGCGCAGAAGCCCATTGGGAAGCCGCTAAAGGTACGTACTCGCAAGCTGCCGACTATTGCAAGAAAGACGGTGTCTTTAAAGAAGAAGGAACGTTACCGGAACAGCCTCAGACGAAAGGTTCAAAAGCTGGAGGAAAAGCTACAAAAGATAAATGGAGATTTATCTCTGATTCAGCAAAGAAAGGAGACCTTCACCTCATTGATGCAGAGCATCCCAAGCAATTCGTGAATTCGTATCGCAATTTGGTTGCTATCAGAAAAGATTTTACCGTTAGGTTACCTGATCTTCCTGGTGTATGTGGAATCTGGTATTATGGCAAACCTGGTGTTGGCAAAACTAGACTGTGTTCGTTAAAGTATCCTAATGCTTATCTAAAACGTATGAATAAGTGGTTTGACGGTTATAACAATGAGAAGTATGTTGTGTTGGATGATCTTGGTTTGGACCATAAATTTATGGGGTATGAATTGAAGAAACTTGCCGATAGGTATTGTTATATGGTGGAGGTGAAGAATGCATCGATGTATATTCGCCCTGAAAAGTGCATAGTAACTAGTCAGTATCGCATTGAAGATGTATGGGCTGATGACGATGAAACGAAAAGTGCTCTACTCCGTAGGTTTGTTCAAGTTGAAATTAAACAAGGTGATATAGAATTAGCGTTTGCCGTTGCGAACGAAAGGTTATTGAAGAAGACTGCTGTTCAAGCTCCACGCGCTACTCCGAGTATACCCAGTGAAAAAGATTTAGAAGTTCATGAAATTACTGCTGAGGAATTTGATTCTGTGATGGAGAAATATAATGCTAAACCTGTAACAACTGAGGTTGTGGAAAAGATGCCTAAAAAAATGCAACCTGTCAACAAGTTCTATCCCGAAAGACCTCTACGCTTCGTACCATATACGAAAAAATTTAAAACACCCCGTCTTGTGCGTAAAGATGCAATTATAATTAACGAAGCGAAAAAACCCCAGATTGAAGAAATTCTTTCTTCAAGCGAAGAAGAAGCTCAGAAAAAAGACTCCTCTAGCGATGAAGATTACTCTTTTAAAGAAGAGTCATCAAGCGATGAAGATTGGCATGATGGTCACGGCGCCTCCCTTGAAGATTATTATGACATGTATTGTCAAGATGAGAAAATGTCTGAAACTGATGAAGCCATCAGTGATGATGATGATTCAGAATAAAATGATGTAATCATGAATTTGTTAAAGCGTTAAAATAAAGTGTTGTTTGCAAAAAAAGTTAAAGTCTAAATATTTCGATTTAACAAGATGTCTGAGAAAAAATGTAAATAACAAAAAAATGACAAAGTCAAAGTGTCTACATGCGTCTGCACAAAAAAATTTAAAAAAAATTAATATTTTTACGAAGCGAACATCAGGAACTACTAAGCAGAATGCGCTTGTTTCCGCTATCTAGGTCGCGCTCTTCTGTGATGATGCACTAAGAAGTCCAAAAAAGTCATGAAAAAAGTTGTAGAGAAAATAATTACGTAATTATAATTTGTGTGGACTCCTAGTCAAAAAAAAATCCAAAAAGGAATGTGCTAAAAAAGAGAAAAATGAAAAAGACTTAGTCAAAAAAAAAGATGAGATTGAAGAAAAAGAAAAAGAAAAGTGAAGCGACGAGAGCGAACGACCTGTATCATTAATCCATTAATCACCGCGAAGCGGAGCAAGCGAAGCGCAGCGTTTTTAGGGTCTTGCTGGGAACTCTGGAGATTTTAGGGTTATACCGCGTAACTCTGGCGGTTTTAAGGTGTGCTTCTTGTATCCCGAAAAAAGTTTATAAAATAAGAGACAAAACAGTTATTAGTTTTTTTTTATTGTTGTGTGAAATATAATACAGAAATCTGAAATAAACTCTGGCGGTTTGAGCGCTCTGCGCTCTTAGGGTCGCGCAATGCGCGTTAGGGTGTTGTGTGCGCGAAGTGCATAATGGGTGATGAAGAGAGAATATAAACAGTTTTTGGTTTGATATAAAAAAAATGAATTAAGAAAAAAAAAGTTATGCATCGTCAAATCGAACACGTATAGTAATGCGTGCGGTTGCGGCTAATGTAGCTGATGCAGCATGACTTCCGATAAAGAAGACGTACAATGCATTGGTACTGATATCACCAATGTCTCCGTTGTGAAGTTGATTGAAGATGGTTTCCATGTTGAGTTTTTTGTATATTTTAATATTGTACATTGTACGGTTCCATGCTGCATATGAGGTTGATGTGAAATTTGCTCCTGGGACAGTTACCAGAGGGTGAAATGCTACTGTATCGAATGCAAATAATTTATCTTTTAAGATTCTGAATCTATCTCGGTTATTTGGGTTGAGTTGCCCATCTGGTGCTGCTTCAGTTAGTAAATCTGCAAGTACTGGTGCGGCTCCGTTAGGTTGAGAATCAACGAATATAATCATTCTAGCTGTTTGCGGTGCACTTATTACTTCAACTAATGGATTTGCTTCAATATTATGAGCTGCGTTTACCCGGATGGATCCTCTGATGTAAATAGATTTAGCTACAGTTTTTCTACCCACTCGATTGTTAAAATCCGTTCCGGTTTGTGGAACGAATGCCAGAATGAAGGTACCGGCATTGTTTACATTCCAATTTTGACCTGGAGTATCGAAGTATTTTCGTTCCCTATTAGCAATTAAGCTCATCGAACTAAAGCCTCGATTAGCTAAAGGAGCTCGTGGTGCGACACTACGATTAAAGTTGATCATTTGTTGTTCTGAATTCTTCTTTGATTTACGAGCTCTGTCCTGGCCCTTTAACTGTAACATTCGTTTACTCATGATTGAAAATGAACAAAAAAATAAGAAAAGAATTAAGTGTAAATAGTGTATTCACCCAATCAACACCCAGTAATATACAATATAGTAACATGTTAATTCCCGCCGAAATGCTGTTATGCATCAAAGAAAGCAATTCTGGTTGAAACGTTGAATATAACTCTTGGTTGAACTACACTATATGCATTACTTCCTATCATTAACATAAGAATTGCACCTGAGCTGATATTATCTATATCTCCGTCATTGTTTTGAGTGAAAATAGTTTGAATATCAATTTTCTTCTTCCATTTGATAGCGTGTGTAGAGGGCTGAAATGAGAGTATATTTTGTTGTTGAAACATAAGATAAGCATCCATAGCAAATTGTTTATCGAAGATGATTGAGAATCGCTTGCGATTATTAAGGTTGTATTGTGATTCTGGGTTTGCGTCAGTCAATAAATCTGCTGCTGTAGCTAGTTGTGCATTTGGTTGCCAATCCACGAAAACAATTATTCGATTTAAGCTAGCAGGAACCCACAACTTAGCATTGTATGGTATTGGTTTAGATAGGTCAAAGTATTCAAGCTTTCCTCTTATACAGATACTGCTAGTCCTAGTCTTTCTACCTAGTCGATTATCGAGGTCGTCTCCGCGTTCGGGTAAAAACAGTGGCAATACATATCCTTGATTACTGACTTGGTATGTGTTTTCTCCTAAATCAAAAAATTTCTTTGGAGTATCAAAACAGTAGTTTTCATCTTCTTCCATTGTTAAGAAAACAAATCGGATAACGTATGA